CGTTATTGACGATGACGAAGAGTCACTCGAATCACTGGAACTACGACCACCATTTTTGTTCCGGGGAAATAGGTTAGGAGGACAGAACGGACAATCTGGGTTATAGAATGACTCGCCTGTAAGGTGATATCAAAAATCAGAGGCTGGGTTATAGGATATTAGACGTTAAGCTTCTCTGACTTATAAGGCAGGCTATATCTAGTGTATCCTAGGGACTAAGTAGGTCTGGGTAGACCTTTATATACCTCTATTAGTGTTTTCGGGTTACTTCTTAGCTTTTTCCAAAATCCATCAGTGCCTCGCATGTCTTTAAACTTTCCAGAAAGCATAACGGAAAGCGTTATAGGCTCATTACCAAGTGATCGCTCGCCAGACCTGTGTTTTGCAAAGGCGTCTGCGTAAGTTTTGTTTGCCGCAAAATAAGCGGGGCCGTTGAACGCGGTCCAATCCTTACCGAAAACTCCAAATAATTTCAAGCCGTCATCCCATTCCCACGAACTTGGAGCAGTGCCATGATACACAGGCCCCACATCATAACCAGCAGCCTTCGCCGCAGCGTCCACCATAGCCTGAGCCTTGGTCATGTCCCCAGCCTCCACGGCGGCCAGATACTCAGCGTCTTGCGCGGGAGTGACGGGCGAGATGGAGAAAGATTGGCCTCCAACCTTGCGCCCGTTCTCTTCGAGGATCTTCACCAGCGACTCGTCAAAAATGACATAGTTACTTGTGCCGCTGCCGCCATTGCGTGAGTTGCCGTCGAGGTATTTGATGCCAGGGATGCCTGCTTTAGCTAGCATTTCAGATGCCACCTTCACTTCTCCAAGTCGATTATAAAATTGAGCGCCAGTGCTTAAATTGACATTGCTAAGGCGCACTTTGAGCTCATTGATTTGCTTTTGTGCTAATCCAGCTTGCCGACCTTCTAAAGCAATGCGCGGAGTCAATAGATCAATGGCTTGCTGAATATCGGCTGGACTTTCACCCACGCCAGCCAAAGAAGCCTTCACCTTCTCACTCTGCTCACTCAACGGCTTATCCCAGTCTAAGAAGTCGGCTTCATTGGGCAGAAGTTCGACGGTGTAGAGGTTGCCAGAACGCTTTAATTTAATTCCTTGCCCATCCACCACCGCTCGAATTGACTCAATCCCTTGGGTATTTTGCATTCCGCCATTTTGAGCGTATGCGCTCCAATAAGACCGCAACTCATCGGCATCTTTAACTGAATAGCCATCTTTTCGGGCTTGCTCGTAAACAGCCTCCCCAATTTCAATAGCTGTTCGCTGCCGCCCTGCTTTATCAACCCATTGAGCGCCAGCAATGCGGGATTGATAACCCTCCGCCACCTGCCTCTCTTCCGCAAAATAAAGCCCCCATCCATAAGCCTGCGCACCTTCGCCAGTGCCGATCTTGTCGAGGCTGAACTTGTCCACTTTATGCGGTGTTCCATGATAAGCCTGTATTGAGAACGTGGCAGGCCCGACAAGTTGCGCGCCGTCTGGCATCTCGGTGACGTTGGATGAATCGTCAGGAACTGCGCGGGAGTTGGCGGCAGGCGAGATGCTGAAGGGCATGTCGCTATCTTCCATGAATGCCCGCGCTTCGCCGATAGGCACAGCTCGCCCGAACACACTTTCCCTCACCTGCAACGGCTCGCCACGCTCACGAGCTGCAATCCAGCGGTGATGTCCATCAAAGAGTTTAAGCCTGCCATCCTCGCCACGGTAAACGCCTACGGGCTGTGATAGATCGACCTTTGCAGCCCAGTCTTTACCGCCTGCTTTCATGTCGGCTTCTGCGCGTGCTAGGTCTTCGGGAATGGTGTCGATGTAAGAGGTTGGCACTAAAACGGCGGTAAACGGAGAAGGTTTAAACGGCATATCGCTGTCTTCCATGAACGCCTTCACTTCATCCGCTGCCAAGCCCTCGTCTCGCTTCACCTCGTCAATGCCAAGGACTTTATCAACGAAAGCGTCCCAATCCTCGCCAATCGTGCCATTATCGCGAGCTTTAACCATAGCCTTCACTGTGCCAAAGACGGCTTTCATGTGCGCGGAAAATGCGCGAAACATGGCAAGGATTCGCTTCAATGCGCTTGCTTCCTCGTTTGTATTAGCGCCGACGACAGCAGCCTCAAGAGCGCGGGAAATCTGCATCGGCTTGAATCCTATATCCTTGCCTCGGCGATCCTTGGCGAAACGGTCACGGACATACATCTCGCTAAACGTCTCTTGAAGCATGGTGTAATTACCCTCGCCTGCCGCTAGCTTGCGGACGTTTTCAATCCACCTGTATTCAAGCTTTCTATCTTCCAGTTCGCTTTCGTATTTTCTGCGCTGTGCTTCCGACATTGCAGCCACTTCCTCGGCAGATTTAATGGGTGAAACCGTGTCCACAAAGGCTGGAGCAAGGGCACGGAAAGCCGTTCTAGCATCCTCTTCACTCCACGTTCCATCCCTCAATCCTTCGCGAAACTTGGATTCAATGTCCTCATGAAGCAGTGTAAAGATTTGAGGATTACCTTCTTTGCTGGATTTGAATAGGCTAAGCTTGCGCCAGACTGCCTTGACTGTATCAGCGACACGGAATCCAAAGATTTCATTTGAGCCGTTGATGCGACCAATAACGCCGCTAGCGCCTGCTTTAATGCCAGCAATCTCAGCCTCTGCGCGGACGGTTTCAAGCGCCTGCGGACCAAAGGGACGTTCTGAAACTTTGACGTTATTGGCGTCTCTGCGAATGGCGAACACGCCACCTCGGTTAGCCTCGACATCCTCGCCAGTCATCTCGACTTTAGCGCCTCGGCCCATGCCGCTTTCAAAGTAAGTGTCTAGGACTTCCGCAATCACATTCGCCTCTTGCTGACTGCCGACTTGGCGCAGTCCGTTATAGATTTGATTCGCCCCCTCCGCCGTCTCCGCTGGAATAATCGTCCCGTCTCCCGTCGTCACCTGCCAGCCGGAAGGCGTGCGGGTCACGTTTGCGGTGTATTCGGGCGAGGTTGTTTCGGTAAGCGCCTCTACATTCTCTTGAGCTTTGAAGCGAGCCTTTAGCCGTTCAGTCGCTGCTTGGATGTCTGGCTTTGACGCTTTGGTTTCGCTGGCGAACTCAGCGCGGAATAGGGAGTCAACCTTATTATAGTCGCCAGCGTCAGAGGCTTCTTTGATCTTTGCGGCAGTCTCGGGCGCTACGCCTTTAGCTACCAGCATATCCAAATCAGCCGCCAGACTGCGCCCGTTCTTAATGTCATTGATCGACGCAACGCCACCGCCGACAAGAGAGAATAGCAAAGCGGGTGCCCACACTTCCGCCGCGATGTCTGCAAACTTCGGCATGTTCTTTTCCCAATCGACTGAAGGCATGTCTTGCTTTAGTCCGCTCATTAGCTCCTGAGCCTTTAGCGGAGCGTAAGCCTGTAGCCATTCCTCGCCAATTTCCGCGCCTGTGCCAGTGATTGCGCGAATGCCAAAGTTACGGGCGGCACCGCCAACGCTGGCAGTTTCGGACATTAGCCACTTTTGAAGCACTGGAAGCTTCACCTTACCCCATGGAATCAATGCCGTGACTGTTTCGATGGCTGCATTCACTGGCGCGGCAACTGCTGAGATTTTGTCAGACTGTTCAACGGTCATTCCTGGATTCTGAGTCATCGCATCCGCGCCGATAGTGTCACGGAAGTAAGCTAAGTTTGCGCCAAAAGCGGCGATAGGATTAGCTAAAGCAATACTCGATTGAGTCGCCATCTCGGCAGCGGATAGCCCTTGATTTTGAAGCCAACTATTGCCCTTCACTGGATCAAGCTTATCAGCGGCAGCAGTTCTGATTTGTTGCGCGAGAAGGACAAGTTCACGGTTCTTCGTGTCCTCTTGCATTATCGCTGCCACTTCATCCGGTTTATTAGCCAATCCAGATGGGAATGCCTCAAGAACCTTGCCAAATGTGGAAGCGTTCGACATCACCGCCGCGCCCATTGTTTCAGCGATTCGATTCACGCGAGCACCCATTTTTGAAAGGTATGAACTGCGCTCTTCCGCCGTCGTTCCGCCCGTGGCTGCAATGGCTTCAATGACTAAGCGGCGATCTTGTTCAGGAACGCCAACCAGCTTTTCAGCCACGGAATTAAAAGCGTCTGTCATCTCGCCAAGCGGCTGATCTTCAGCCCTCATCTTCTCGCCAAGCACGCCAGCGGCTTCATTGATTAATCCTCTATATGGCGTCACCTTTGCCGCAACGCTTCCGTAGATGCCGGATGCCGCGTTCATGTAACGGTCACGAATGCCGCGAGTTTTAGCCACGCCTGTAAGCGCGTGAAGCTCACTCAAAGCTTGCGGAAGTGGACGCCCAGAAAGCGCCGATTCAAGCGCCAGATTCGTTGTGTTGTCAGATGTCTGGATGTGTGAGCGGATAAGGTCATGAATTGACTCGTCGCTCATATCTTTAGCCGTAGGGATCTTGAAGAAGCCTTGAGCTAGCGCGTCCTTGTTTGATTGCCAGTCGGTGCCAGTTGGTAAGACTTCACGCCCCGCCGCTCCCGTCATCCATGCTGCCACCGCTGCGTTTCGCTCAAACTTGAGCCTATTCTCCGGCGCTACACTAAACGCCTGATTGTTGTAAAATTCCTCAGAATCTGGAAACTCGTCATTTAGTAAAGCTCTGCGAAGTTTATCTTCATTGTCCATAATTGAAAAGAGGGTTTTGATTTAAAACAGGAAACGCGAGCGATCCAGACCCAGGCATTGCAGGTTCCATGCCTTGCGCCGGAATAGGCTTGAATCCGCTATTCTGCGGAGTGACATAGTTCTTCACTCGCTGCCGAGTCATATCGCCCTGAAGACGGTTTAGAATGATCTTGTTAGCCTGCTCTGGCGTTGGGTCGTCTGGCAAGTCGCGCTCAATCTCGTTTTCCATGTTCAAGATGCGTATTTGGCGTTTCATCCACTCTTCTTTCTTGTCAGCCTTCAGCGTGCGCTTTCCATTAGGCGCTGAATCAAAAAAGTCTTTCTCTTCGCTTTGGAGGATTTCTTGAATCACAGAGCGAGCCATTGAGACATAGCTCTGTTTAGTAGATGGCTGATTTCCTGAAAGCTTGCCTTGCAGCGCATCGGCTAGGCGGTTGCGAATATGCGGAGGCGCTTTATTAACCTGAGCAGCCACGCGAGCAAATTTCACAGTTTGATCAAAATCACCATCTTCCAGCATGTTTCGATCAATGCTCTCAATCTCACTCATCGTCTGCATGTAGTCTTTAGCCACATCTTCAGGAGGAACCGGAATCGCTGCGTTGATTTCATCTCTGACTTTTTGGGTTTCAAACGGGCTGAGATATTGAGATGTGAACTGATCCGCGTTTGTGATCTTACCAGTTACAAGCCCGTCCATTGCGTTAATGACGTCTTGATTTCCGTATCGACGCTTAGCTTGACTTATCTCAACAGACAAATCCTCTTTATCCTTCTGGCCCAAGATGTCATATTGATCGATCATCTTGCTGGCAAGCGTCAGATTTACTGGCTCGCCGTTGCCTAAAATCTTGTTTCTAATGTCGGTGACAAGTTGGCCTTGAACTGTCTGCTTACTGGCTAGCGCGTAGTTTTCTTTATCCAGAGCGCCAAGCGTAAAAAGCTTATCATTCACTTCGGCGACTTGCTCCCACGCTCCTTTATCGCCTGCATTTGCGGACTGAATAAGCGTTGATCGTTGCTGCCTAAGGCTATCGACTTGCTTAGCCTTTGCGGCATCCACCACTTGAGAATACTCCAATTCATCGGCTTCCTTTAGCCCAAAGCCAGCGTCTCGCCTTGTTTGCTGGGCCTGCTGAAAAATAGTCACATCTCCCGAATCAATAGCGGCACGCTTAGCAAGTTCAACGGTGGCATCCATCCGCTTTCCCGTCTGCTTAAACTGGCTCGCCTGCACGTTAATAGTCCCATTCGTGGACCATTCTGAGAACCGATTCGTCAACTGTGCCCGCGCGTTCGGAGTGAGCGGCATCGCGCCAATCTCACCTTGCAGCTTCGATTCAAGCTCTTTCCACTTTGGCAGCCATTGCGTTTCATCCTGCCCTTCCGGCGATTGCTGAAACGTAGCAAACTCCTTCTGCGCCTCATTCATCCGAAGGCTTGCATTCGTGAGATAGGTCACGTCGTTAGCGCGTCTCGACATCTCTTGGATGTTCGATGCCACGTTTGCCACATCGCCAAGCGCCTTGCCGAGGCTGGCATTTGTGACCGCTGGAAGCTGTGCGGTTTGCTGCGTTTGGTTGCCCGTGCGAAGCTGCGCCGGATCTTGAAGGATTGGGATGCGTGCCATAGCTTTAAACGACTTTAGACAGTTGATCGAAAGTGATTTCCTCCCACTCTTCGCTCTTAAAAATCATTGGCGCATAGCTTGGATTAGCTGCAACACAATTACCATTTGGAAGCTGGCAGATGTCAGTAGCGCCATTTACCCAATGATCGGGAAGCTTGCGGATTGCGCGAAAGTATATTTCCTTCATAATGTTAAGCGGCTTTCACCGTTTGCGGACGTGTTGACCAAGATTGATAGCCAGTCCCAGCAGCCGAGGCAATGCCGCTGATAGCTTGTCCTGTCGCATCTCGGCGGATTCCCGCTGCCTGTTGCGCGCCCATTTGCAGGGTGTTCGTGCGCTGAAAAGCTAGCTGGTTCTGTGCTAGATCGTTGATTCGTTGCTGGTCGGCCAATTCTGTCTGCTGCTTCGCCCAGGTGTCAGCTTCAATAGCAAGACTTGAGCCAGTGCCGAGCATCGCGCCATTGCCTGCCATTGCTGCGAGTTGGGAAGCTCGCTGTCTGCGCTGATCTGTGACTGCGCGGCGTTGATTCTCCTCGTTCTCTTGAGCCTGCCGCCTCTGCTCTGCGCCGATAGCGTTAGCTTGCGCTTGTGCGTTTTCTTCGCCTTGTTTAGCTGCCGTCTGACTGGAATCATAGGCGGCATAAGTGGAAGCTAACGAAAGACCAACGGAGGCGACAGCAATCCAGTCCAGACCGTAGGCCAGAGGCATCATTTGAAACATGTCAATTAGTTGCATAAGGAACGGTTTTTAGAATGTGAAAATGCGCTTTTTTTCCAACGTGCCACCCTTCACTCTTGAGAAATTCAGAGAGCTTTGAATCTGCAAACGTGGACAATACAGAATAACCCGTTGATCCACCGTTACAATCTTTCAATTTTGATAAAAAGTCAAAGACTACACGCTCCAAAGATTGCCAAGCTTCCTTAATTCTCCAAGGGCAGGCGCTTGGCCTAGCGTAGAAATCGTCTATAGATGCACGCGGACAATTTAAAGTGAGGTAAACCCAGCAGGCAGCAAGCGGCCCATCATCATCCTCGACTAGAAACCCGTTCGGACTGAGAAGCTGAGGAATCAGCGCCATGTCTCGAGCTTTTGCCCATGTTGCCACGGTGTCGAAGTCTGCGGGGGCGTATGCGCGAATGGTCATGGTGATGATTTGCTATCAATTCATCACAATTTGATAAAATCAAGCGCCGGAAATGCCATCGACTTCAACATCTGCCAGCAATGCCAGCACGTTAAACGGCCAAGGATGCCGTGAAGCAATAGTCACGTCAGCACAGTTATCCCAGTCGCTGCCCATTGGTTGCACTTTCGTCTGGCCTGTTTTGACAGGGATTCCATTCACGCCGTAGTTGCGAAGAGAAACGCTCGACCGAGGAAACTCGTTCATGCCGTCGTATTGAATCGCCGTTGCATCGCTGAAATCAGCTTCAAGAAAAGATCCCGTCTGAGTGGCGCGAGGCAGGACGTTTCCGTATTTCGATTGAAACAGTCGGAAGGCTACGCGTGCAATCTTCCATTTGTTTAACTGCGCGGTGCCTGATTGAGTTGTGATTTCAAACCGGTTAGGCGTTGCAAATGCTGAAAAAGGAACGCCTATAACGTAGCTCCTTGAGGTGTAGTTGCCAGCCACAACGGCATTTCCGCCTGACACGGTGACTTCCAGTGGGCTGCCGTCTGAATTAAGGATGGTTCCGTTAGCGCCATCTTCTGTAAAGACCACTTTTTCGCCGTTTAAATGACTTCCAACCACAAACGTCGTCTGCCCTGCACTGTGAGTTCCAGAAAGATACTGGTATGAATCACAAAACGAACCAGGACTCACCATGCCGATCACGTTATAATTAGGAGAGTATGAAGTCAGCGCGGCTGTCATAACAGTGCCGTCAATACACTCTAAAGATGTTGCGGTGTCCGTGCCGATAAGCATAAACAAAGAATCCCCAGGTTGCGCAGTTCCAGAAGTCCCAACATACCAAACAGCACAGACGCTTTTAATCTCACGGCTACCGCTGCCAAAGTTATGAGACGCCCATGCTGTCACGTTGTTTTCACGGTCATAGACAAAGCTTGAAAGCTCGCCGCCAGAATGAACAAACCACACCGTAGGATCTGGCGATTGAGTGCAGATCATGTCTGTAATCCTGCCTGATGCGGTTGGAATGTGTTCGGCAAGTAGCGACATCTCCGGCGCGGAGTATCCATCACGCTCAAAGACGTAGGCAAACTCACGAAGTCGGCCGTCACGCGTCAACCATAGCAAGCCATCGCCAGAAATGACGGGTTGAAGTGATCCAGACCCGTAGTTACTCCAACGCCTTAGTCTTGCGTTTGATGGTGTCAAGGCGCTGTCAGTGTCTCCGCTGTCCATGGTCCATTCCTCGGATGCCGTGCCGATTACGAGCGTTCTCTTGAACGAGCACAACCATTGAATGTCATTCGACTGAGTGGCGGCGGGTGACGAGTCCAGCGCGCTAGTGTCAAGCGAGCCAGTCAGGAACGTGTAGAAATCATCAACCTGGCTAGCCCAAATGCGCGTTGGCTCCGTTGAAGTATTGGCGAAGAAAAAGCGGTTATCGTGAAAAGCGCAAGTCTTAGGATAGCCGCGAGCCGTGGAGAACGCGCCTTTGCGCCATACTGGAAAGGTAAAGCCAATAACTTCATTAGGAATCAAGGAATCAACGGCAAGCTTTGGAATGCCGCGAACCTGCGTAGATGAAACAAAGCTTTCGATCTTAAAGGGAACGTCAAGCTTTCCGATGGATGGCTCAATGGTCATTGTCCCGCTACCTGTTGCGCTCGCTTTAATGGATACCCAGCGATACCAAGCGCCCGTGTTTGGAGCCTCGGAGGTATAGCTAATCGTGCCCTCTTGTGATCCGCTTACATACCATTCACGAACCGTCGTAAAGTTCATTCGATCCAGCGACTCTTGAAGCTGAAGCGTGCATTGATTCGGAGACGCGCCAGCCGCCCAGTTAGTCCGCGCAAGATACGAGCCTTGAATGAAAACTGCTGCGCTCGTGATCGTGCCGATTGCCGCCGTGATTGGTTCCGATGCAATGCGATTGCTTGAGCCTGGAGATAGCAGCCAAATTGAGCCAACGTCGTCACTGGTAAACGTCGCAGCACTGGCAATGAGTCGGTAATCAGTGAGTGAAATCAGCACCCATTGAGCGCCGACGCCTGGACGGGTGGCAGTTGTGGCCGTGTTGGCAGTGATGCAAAAATAATTGCTGCCGAAGTATTCTGCCACGTCGCCAGCTACATAAGCCTGCCCAACGTTCCAGCTTGAGCGGTAGGTTGCCTTATCCCACTTAGCGACCGTGAAAGCGGCGTCTGAATTGGCAGTCTTGCAGCGGTAAAGATCGTTTAAATACAAAACAAAAGCGCCGACTGCGTAGCTAGTCAAAGTTACCCAGTTGTTAGCATCATAATCAATCATCATTGTTACGCCATCCTTTGGAGGATCAAGCGCAGGCGCGAATTGAAATGGCACATCGACAAAACTCCATGTCCCATCGCTGGCGCGGATAACTTGCTTTGGACGCTGAGTGCCCACGGTTAACCATGTGATGTCATTCAGTGTAACCCAGTGCAAGGCGCGGATTTCCGCCTCGGTGTAAGTCGTTGTTAGAGTGGCTGCAAGAGCGGGCGTGAACGTGGTCCCGTCATACGACCACACGTTTATTTTGTTAACGTGGAAAGCCAGAATGTAGTTCGTTCCAACTGCGCGCTTGATTCCAATAGTCCGAATGCATCCAGTCATATTAGAACCAGAAGCGCCAAATCTAGTCCCAGGACGTTTGAAGATGCCGCCATAAGAGCGAGGCAGAAAGTTTTCAAGCACTCGAAAGCCTGTTCCGTATTTCTCGGAATCCGTGCGGCCGTCCATGATCGGCGTCATGATCCCGCCATTCATCACGGCTTTGATCGTTTGAAACTGTCCCATTAGAAACGTCCTCCCATGCGTGCAGATACAAGCTGTGAATCCTCAAAGGGTGGAATCCGTCGCCCCTTGCCTTCGTTGGAATCGCGTGATTTTACCTCTGGCACAATCGCTTTAGAGTAGAATTGACGCATCTCAGAGCCTCGGCCCGTAGCGCCAGCGGTGTCTTGCGCGATGTAAGAGGCGATGAGGTAGCTAAACGCAGTCACAAAGTCAGACGGGTATTGTGTTACATCCGTGATTCGAGCGATGTATTTGAGGTTAATTGTCTCCGACTCGCAAAGAATCAAGCCTTGTTCAAAGAGGAAATCGTTTCCGTCGTCCTCATTTTGTCCGCCATCCGCATTGATCGACAGCGGGCGAAGGCAGTCGCTTGGGATGCTATGCGCAAATGAATAGGCAAACTGAGGAATCTTCACGACTTTACCTGTGCCGCTTGTGTAAGTGCCAGCGAATACGGAGTCATCGAGCGTGAAGTTGGCGGAGTTAATGACAGTGACATACCATTGACCGTTCGCCACGGTTACGCCCTCGACATCCTTGACGTAAACTCTATCGCCCGTGCTGAACCCGTGGCCGGCATGAGTGATCTTAATCAGGCCGCTGGAATCGGTGACGGCTGAGCCTGTCAGTGTGTGATAGGTGATCGTTTGCCGCTTGCGCTTGGTGGCAAAATTCCACGGATGGGCGCGAAGGATCTCATCGAGGGCAGTATAAACCGCCGTCCCTCCGTCTGGATTATACCATTTACGAACACTCTTAGCCTGCTGAGTCACGTCAGCGGTGAGAGATGTTAGAGCCGTCCCGCCAAGATGGGAGATAGCGAGAGAGGCGATTTCGGTAGCGTTTGCGGCCATAAGATTTCAAGAAAAAAGGAGGCTCCCAAATAAACAGGAGCCTCCCGAACCAACGAACACGGGAGAATCAGTTCCAGTCGATGTAAGCAATTGTGAAGTAAAGGACAACGCCAGTAGTGAGCGTGGCAGCGGAGGCGATGGTTACCTGAACAACTGTGTTATCATCCACAGTGGCGGGAACCAAATCGCTAGCGGTGCCAGCAACAGCAGATCCGAACAGGACCGTGCCACCAGCAGAGCAAACGATGCCGTCAGCGTAAACGTCTGGATTGGCGAGAGTGCCAACATCCAAAGTTAACGTGGTGCCAGGGTCAATGCTGGTAACAGACGACAACGACCGGAGAACAGATGCACCCTTGGGAAGGTAGCAAATGTTAAAGGTGTCGTTTGCGGCATCGCCTGAGGCGATGGTGTATTGAGCGCGAAGGATCTTGACCGTTCCGCCCACGTTTTGAGTGCGTGAGGGGCGTTCGGAGCCATCGAGCAGAGCAGCGGCTTGAGCCGTGAAGAGAGAGGAGTTTGTGAGAGCAGCCATAAGAGTGAGTCTTGAATGTTTGGGTTGAGAAAAGGGCGGCTTTTACACCGCCCTCTTCAATTCAGGTTAAGGAGTTTCGTCGGCGTAGATGCGAACAACTTTAGCGTTTTCAGTGCGGACAGCGCCCATCATCGCAATCGAGCGAATCTGGAGAGCGTGGCGCCGCTGTGGCAGCGGATCCATTTTGGTGGCAACGCCTTGCAGGCTGAACTTGATAGCCGACTTGTGGAAGGCAAAGCAGCTGCGAACGTCCGCGATGGTTGCAACGGTGCCAACTGGCAGGCGCTGGGAGTCGATGAACTTGAATCCAAGGAATGATCCAGGTTGACCGTCCACAAGAGCCTTCACAGTGTTGTAATCAGCACTTGTCAGCTCGGTAGTGCGAAGCAGATCGTTGACCTGCTGAGCACCGTAAACGAGATAACGCTCGGAAGGTGGCACCTCGGCAACATCCATGAGATACTTGGCGCGGCGAAGCTTGGCGATTGTCAGGCCGGAGCTTGCACTGCCGCTTTCTGCGTAGGTGGAAGCGATGGACTGAGACGAAGGGAAGGCATCGGTAGTGACGCCATCCTCACCGATGTAACGAGTAGCATCGAGAGCGCTGATAATGACATCGTCTTGCGTGCGATTCAGCGCCATAGCGTGAGATTGCACAGTGTCGGATGTCGGCAGCACGATGGAACCGAGGAAGTGTTCGTCCCACTCATCAAAGACGGTGGCGAGTTCCCAAGGTGACTGCGTGAGCCAATATTTGGTAGCGTCGAACTCACCGTCTGGAGTATCGCCCTTACGGGTGATAATCTTGGAGAACGAGCGAGCGCTTGCGAGGTTGAACCACTTTTTCTTACCAGTGAAGTCAGCACGGGTAACGGCAGTGGCAAGGCGTGCGTCCATTTGCTGGAGCGCTTGATCGAAGTTCTTTTGGAACTCTGTAGGATAAAATTCTTGAATGTCAGCCATATTAGCGAGGTATTGAGGGATTGAGGATTTGCCGACTCTTTGAGCCAGCGAGGGAAGTTCATGCTTCCGGTGCCTAGGTTCTCTGCGTTGCAGGCCTCGTTATCCGGTGTCTGGCGTTATCCTTGCGGGTGCCAACGTTTCCAGATTCTCACAAATGAGAATTCAGCGCAAGTTCTTTTTTCTCAAAAATGATAGAACGGGTGAAAATTCCTCTTGTTAATTCTTGCCGACGTTCTATTTTCGGGCAGATTCAAATAGGTTTCACCCGTTGCAGGAGTGATCCGTCCACCGGAGTGAAACCCGCTTAGGCCGAACTGCTGCAACCAGTTCGGCCTTTTGCGTTTTGCTTGCTTTAGATCAATATAGATCATCAAAACCTCCCCTGAAAACGGACGCTATGAGAGTAAGTAGTTAAAGATTCGGCGCACGGTGGAAAGCAGATCAGCCGTGCAAAAGTCGCACTCGAAAGAGTGGGCTGCTGTTTAAATCGTTTGATCCGTGTTTACTGAGACAGCCGAGCGGAAAGATTTAAACATGCGATGGTGTTCCTGATTCTCGACGAATAAGAAACAAATCGTAGCAGACCATGAATAATGGGACTGCTATGCTCCGATGAAGCCATCAAACTCTCTGAATAATGCTGCCAATCGTTCCCGTGCTCACTGTCAAAAGGCACAAAAAAAAGCGGCCCCGATTAAAGGGCCGCTCGCATGTCTGGGGCTGGAGAAGGTGTTTAAGCAGCCTTGGAAGCATTGAAAAGATTGCGCATATTCGCCGCCGCCTCTTCCTGTTTAGCGGGTCCAAGCTTACCTTGGTAAGCGTCTGACTGCCGAATCTTGTCCATTCGCTCCTCATAGGTAGCTTGTGCAGATTCACCGCCAATGAGCTTCTGATCTTCAACAAAGTCTTTATCTCGGACGTATGAAAGCTTTGCTAGCTCCCGTTGAACCAATCGAACATCGGCGTCAGCCTGAAATGCTTTCATATCAACGCCAGCCGACGCCGCGCCCCTGGTTGCCCTTTCCCATTTATTCGGAGCCTCAGACTTCCACTCGGCATTCAACGCCCCAACAAAATCAGTTTCATGGCTGATCTTTTGAGCTTCTGCCGATGCAGCCACCATGCCACCAATCGACTCATTATTGAGCGCAATCAGTTCATGTAAAGCTTCAGGCGGAACACTGTATTTATGCGCGATCGATGCGGCCTTATTAGCAAGGTCGGCATTCCACTCGACGCCTTCAGGCAAAGACTCGGGAGCTTTCAAACCGTAGCCTTCGGCAGTATCGGGAGCGCCTGTGATTTTGCGGACCTCGGCTTGATATGCTGCCAACTCTTCCGGCTTTGCGCCTTCTCCTGGCTTCTTGATTTCACGCTTGGCTGAGAACGCTTTCTCAAGTGAGATGTAGGAGGCGCCGAGTTGGTCGAGCTTAGGCTCTCCCTTTCCCTCATCCCAGAACTTGGCAGGGATGTAGTCAGGGCGAGGTGTTAAGCTCGGCGTGATTGGCGCTTGCTCAATTGGCTTCTCTGCCGCCGTTTGAGTGGTTAGAACGGTTTCAGGTGTGGGTGTTTCGATGGTGTCGCTCATGGTGAATTACTTTTGATTTTGTTTCAGCCACGCATCGTAGCCGTGATGGCCGTAGGTGTTGATGAAGCACTGCGCGAAATGCTTTGGATTCTCCTCGTAGCTGCCGAAGTCGGCGGGAATGTGAAAAGTGCCTGCCGCCAGATCATCACAACTGACGGCAGGCTCCGACGCTGGAGGATTATCGACAACCTCCGGCGCGGAAAGTGTTTCAGTTGTCAAGGATTCCTTTACAACTGGCAAAGCTTCAAGATTCGCCGACTCTTCCGGCGTATCCACGATCTCAAAAGTCAGACCTTCAATGTTTGCGGCTTGCTTGATTTGGCCGATGATGCGGCCTGCCTGCTTGGCGTTCATCCAGGCGACAGTGCCGACGATTTGACCGATCTTCTCAGAGTCTCGGTAGATGATGTTTTCTTCGATTGCGATCATAATGAGAATCTTTCTTCAGCTTCTTTTTTCACTTCGTCAGCGGTTGGTAGTTTGATATGGCGCAAAAAATCAATGTTTGGCGATGATCCAACTTGGACTCCATGTTTAAATCCAGCTCGATAACCGAGAACAACACCGATAGTAGTTACAGCCAATGTGAAAAGGATTTCAACAATAGGACTCATGTCTCTTGATCCTTCGGTTCGGGTTTCTCTTCGTTTTGGTGAATAAAGCAGTCAAGCAGCCACCTGACGGGACCTTTCGACCCGTCAACGCCTCCCGCTTTGATTGCATCGCCATCATTAACTGGCAGGAATACAGCGCCTAGAACGCCGCCGCAGTCCATATTGAGCTTGCGGAAGACAAGCTGGAAATCCTCGTTAGAGAAAAGACGAGCAGCCGCACGGTTGACCGATTGGCGCTCTCGTTCGGTGAGTGGGCTGAGAAGGGTGGAGATTGTGGGGATCACGTGATGATAGGTGATGATTTAAACAAGGCTGATTAGCCCCCGACAAGTTCCCTCACTTTATCAATTCCGCCAGCGGAATTTACAGCCGCGCCCATATCTTTAGCCATCATCGCGGCTTGTTGTGCTTGCTGAGCTTGCGCTCTAGCCTGCCGCATCTGCGCCACTTCTTCCAGTGGTCGGAGTAAATGAGGGTCACATCCAGCCAGTCTAGCGCGCTCGCTGGAGTAGAAATCAAAGTTTACCGTGTCCACAATCTCGGGCACGACGGCAGCAATCGAAAGCACCGATTGAATGTGGTTATCAGCCGAGCGCATCGACAACGCACGCAAGGCCAGCGCTAGGCGGTTAGTCATGGTAACCGTTGGATTAGGCACCTGAATGAGATTTGGCCCGACTTGGACAATCGACTCTTCAGGCGGCGGTGGAAGCATCCCGTTCTCCGCCCATCCCTCAAAGCAGCGAATAACGTGAGGGCTGATGGACTCGGTGGAATCTCGATCAAAGGCGGGAGAGATGGCCTCAAGTTTTTCGCCTGCTAGCTGCGATGCTTCATAGGCTGTCATCTCTCGGTTATTGGCCGAGTTCATCGCGAACATTTGGAACATGTCCAGATGGCAAACTCGCTTGATAATCTCCTGGCGCTGCTTCATTCTATCCATGGCAACAGACCAATCTCCGGTCACTTGCAGCGGGTAAATCGAATCAGCGCCGACGCCGGCAGGATAGTAATTTGTCGCCCTTGCACCAGTCTTGAGCGTGCCTTCAAAAGTGTCTGGCACCATGAGCGGAGGAAAGACGCTCTTTTCAGAATAAACGTCCATCATCTTAGCCATGAAGTTCAACTGGCGAGATTCCGGCAGCAGCGAGAAGCCAGGACCAAAGCCCCAGTCGGACGAATTAGCGAGAGCGTCCCACTTGAGAAAGCGCCCAACGGTAAACGGGAATGAATCAAACCCGCCTTCCTGCACTATCTTGCACGAAGTCTTTTCAACGTAGGCCGAAAGGAATGCTTTCTTCTTGGCGACGTTGTAGCCCATGCCATCGCCTCTATCCTTGGCGTCTCGAGGCTCCACGATGTGAAGGAAGGTAAACTTCTTTCCTGTGTCGCTCTCCAATACCTCGGTAACGCACTTCGGTAGATTCTCACGCCCAAATTGACCTTCAGCTTGTGAAGCGGTGAGTTCAAACTCGCGTATCAATCCTTCGGCTCGACCCATCCAGTCAGTCCAGAAAACATAAGTGCCGATGCGAATCTTTTCAAAGCGCGTCTGCTTGTCTGGCGTGACTTGAGAGAATAGGCAGTCAGTCCCAAATCCCCATTTGTCGAACAGGCTTTCGTGGCGTTCTGCGTAGAAATTGGAGTTAGCGACATATTCAGCGCCAAGCATTGAGCACTCACGCAGCCAGTTTTTCACAGGCTCAGACTGCCGATGTTGAAGCGTAGGCGTGAACTCAAACCATGGCTGAGACTTGTCAGTCGTCCATGTCATGTAACCAGCGACAGCACGCGAAAGGCTATCTTGCGCCGTGATGTCGTAGAGGTAGGCATCACGTTGATTGTTCGGTGTGTAATCTTTCTGAGTAACGCCAGCTTTGCGAGGAAATACATGCTCAGCGATCTCTTGCCACATCGTTTCCCAGACTGCGCGCTCGCCTTTGAGCCGATCATTCTTTTTGACCCAGTCTTTAGTCTGAGCGGTTCCTTCGTCTTGGTAGTCGCTCATGGTGTTATTTCATCGCGCCGTAAATAGCCTGTTGCAATTTCGTGCCGGCTGCTTGGCTCGCTGAGATTGGCTTGGCGTTATTCACCATCACACCCTCGCCTCCCATGCCAAGCTTGCCCATTGCGCCGAGTGCCGATGATGGCGCTAGCGGGTTAGCTGGGTTTCGAGTGGACGCTAAACCTTGGCGACGGCTAGCGGTGACATAAGCTTGCTCACCGACGGCTGAGTCTGCGCGAACTGGCGCGGGTGACGCTGGTGGCGGCGTTGGTGCTTTCGGCTTTCCTCCGTTGCAGGGAGGTAAACATCTCCAGCCGATGCGCGAATAAACGGCAGGCTCTGGGGTTAAAAGGTCAAAGACATCGGCCATGGTGCCCGATTCTCTCACTTTTGCGAAAGAAGGCAATCGCAATTTTGAGAAACTAGGGCGAGATGATCTCAGCAATCAAGCGGCCTGAGTTCATTTTCCTTAGCCGTTGGTATGGCAACCAGAATACATCGCCGCCGTTTTCCCTGCAATACCCAAGCCAAACTCGGGTTTCTCTCCTTGGATCAATGTCTAGGAACTCGCGGAGATTCCCACAAGCAAGAGTCACGAATATAGCCTCCTGCTGGCAGTCCTCGCCAAACTCTCGCACCGCATCGACCGCGAGAATAAAACAATCAGGCGTTGAATGGATGTAGCTCGATTCGTCCAAGTGCTCCAGCACGGTCTTTGTGAAGTCCATGCCGAGTGATGCGGCTACCTGGGCGGCTTGTTGTTGAGGTGTCATGATTATTCCTCGTTTTCCAGTTGATTAGCCATGTGATGAAGCGTGTCCCACAAAGGATACATCCGATGATCCGCCGCCCTGTTTGCTATAACGCGAAGACATTCAGCGTGAAGTTTATGCGGTCTATTTCTAAACCAAATTTTAGCAGCGATAAATTGTAAAATATCCCTCATGATTCAATCGGCTCCCTTCTGCGGTTTCTGTGCGTTCGATTATTTCGGCAGTATGAGCAAGAGCCGTGATTCCGGCAAGTCTTATCAAATCGCCTGCTTTTGCGGTATGGTTGCTTAATCGTTCGGCTCATGCTCCGTTGGTATCCTGGGTGTCGTTCCTGCGTCGTGGCTTTTCTCCAGCATCGCACATAGAAGCTATAATGCCAAGCTCGTCAGCGCAACCATAAGTCAGCATCGCGTCAGCGCCATGAGAATTGATGTCATGCAGCGGCAGCGCTCGCATCGCGCCAGATGCCGCCTTGGGCTGCGTCCTGTAATTCGACAAGCAGCCAATACCAGATGGTAACGGCTCGCCGTATTCGTCCACCTGCTTAATTTCACAAGCTGGATCAAACCAGAAGCGAGAGAGTCGGTCACGAACGCTATTTACTGCATCCCATTTGTCACCAGCAACGGGAACGGTAATGATTTTGTGATTTGGTATTCCGGCTTCAGCGAGCTGCTGCCGATAGGTCTTAGAGTAGCCTTTGTCCCTATAATCGACATCGTGAGGGAAGAAATGCTTGGCAATCGGACGGCCTATTTCTGCCTCAGTGAGTCGGATCAAGTCAGCCGCATACGTTGCGCCCTTGCCTGTCGTGAGGTGGAAGCGATGCCAAAGAACGTCACGGTGAGGCGTTTGGCCCAGCCACATCGAAAGCCCATCGTTGCCGATGTCCCAGAACGTGAAGACTGGATACTTGGCCTCAATCGTCAGCGGCCTGATTCTGCCTTGTGACTTCATCGTCACCATGCCCGTAAAGATTTGGCCCGTAACGATAGTCTTAACGCATTCCTCCGCGATCGTGGGAAACTGCGTCCAAATATCCTCTTTCTGCTCGAGCTTCTTCTTTTCGTAGTATGCCCATCGTGAGGGAGAAATTACGATTCCATGCTTGGCGCGGATTTCCTCGGCATATTTCAGCGTCTCTGGAAGCTGCGGCGTATGCCCTGGCAGATCGTAGCTTGGATGATTATACCAAGGGAAGAAATGAAGCTTCCAATCCATCCGCGTCAACGGCTTACCAACCATCGAAAGGGCTAGATCGAAAATATCACGCGCAACCGTTCCCTCTCCGCCTTCCATCGTTGTTTCGACATCAATGATGCCGTTGGCTCCAAGTGCGTTTAATGTGCCGCGCTTCACTTTACGCGCTCTTTCCGGTGCCTGCGCAGACTGCGGCCCTGCTTCAGACCAATGAATGCGGCGTGGAGTTCCGCCCATGAACGACGTGCCAGCCTCAAGGCGCGAACCGTTCGACCAGACTAATTTCTCAGTCGTAGCGGTCATCTTGATTTGTATATGAATGGCTTTCCACACCTCGCGAATGGCTGGATCAGGATGGCTTGGCCCATTATCCCAGTTCATCTTTGCAATATTCAGCTTTTTGATGGCATCCTCCTCGCGAAAGTCCACGATGGCGCAGAGCGTATTCGGCACCGTGATGCACTCGTCTGCGTTGTCTAAAACAATGAAAGTGCTCATCCCAAGCTTTCGCGCCTTCGGTTCCATATTGCGAGTATGGCGGTTTGCCAGAAGTGACTCTTGCTCACTTCGCAACACTAGAGGAACCATTTTACCGTCGGCGTCATCCTCTGGGAGAATCTGCTGCATGTTCCGCATTCGCCAGTCTTTTGACGCTAGCTTTTCGGCAATTTGAGCGGCGGTTATCATGGGAACATTTTCCAAATAGACCATGCCACAAAACACCCAAGAGTGACATGCATAAAAAAGAAAATAACTAGAAGCGCTATCATCTTCCAAATACCTTAGCAACAGCTTCTTGTAACACCTCAAGGCCGACAGATCCAGAGTGCTTAACCTCTTCCGGCGCATAGAAAGCAGCACCCTTGCCAATCTCGCGCAAAGCTCCCGTTGCCGCTGAAAAGTCTGCGACATCCTCGGCTTTCGTGGCGATTCCGTGCAGTCGTTCAAGCCATTTATCCTTGGTCATGTTGAAGGTTTTATCAGCTTTTAATGCAACCTTGTTGCGTAGTTCTGCAATCCTAGACATTACCTCAACATTTTTAGACAAACGAGGCCCAGCGGTTTCAGCCGATTCAGGTGAGCATTTCCAGCCGTCACGATAAGCCTGAGCTGCTGGTGTATTCAATGCCACCGCTTGCGCAAACTTTTCATGCTTGGGATTCTTCAGTGCTGGCATTTTGATTCCTCCCTCTCGGTTATTTCAATCAGCATCTTATCGACGTAGGCGTTCCATGCATCTGCAAATTCTTTGCTAAATGCTTCATTATTAGCATAAATCTGCTCAATAACATCAATCGGAATGTCGGATGGTTGATTTGGTATTTTTCTCATGGCGTGGATGGATTTAGACGTTCTGCGTAACTGCATAATCGTGAAGTTCGCCGCCATCCAAGAGCCGCCCCTTCGCAGCCTCAAGGAAGCAAATGATGTCGTGACATGCAGCGTTATATGCTACATGACGCAGGCTCCCAGCTCTGGTGTTGCAGATGTAGATCGCGTAGTCTAGCGCGTCCAACGCAGAACCAGCGGATGCAGGTTCAACAGCCTCGCTGTCTGGTTTTTGGGTATCTATTTCTTCGGCCATGTTGCTAGGTTTTTGAGGGTTGATTCTGGTTTTTCGGCTGTGTCTGACCCTTGTCGTTCGGCTCATCACAAATCTCGTGTTCGCGGAAGGCTTGGAGTCTTGTGAATCCGTCTAGCATCACGGTGCTATAATCTGGCGGATACACAGCGAAGACCGTCCCTTTTCTTCCGGCGTCATGCCCATCCCTTACCATCACTCGCCTCCGAGTTTCATGGGGGTATAGGTCGCATCCGCAGCGACGACAATGCCTGTCTGCGTCGTCAGGCGTCCACCTTTGGACGTGCCCAGATACACAGCATCGAAGCCGCAACCAAAGCCGAACAAGCGGCAGCAGGAGACCCCCTGGGCGTGGTGTAATAGCTTCAATTTTATTCATGATTTTGAGTGTTTGCGGCGGGCTGTGTCGGGGTCGCCTGAGCCTGAGCGTTCGCTGAAAGCCCTGTCAGCTTGCGGAGCGTTTTGTGTCCGAGCATTTCGCACAGCTTCAGGAGTCGCGATTGCGCATGGAGCAGCGCAATGGATGGGCTTATGTCTCCCGACTTAGTGGCATCTACACAGCATCGGGAGATTGTCAGATCGTCATCGAGAGAGACACAAAGTCCCTCCAACTCAGCGAGCAAATCAGTGGTGCCAACCTGCGGTTGGGTTTCCTGTAGCGCAGGTCGGCACACTTCTGCGTTCGGCCCACCCAAAAACGCCGCCGCCATCTTCCTTCCATCCTCCACGCTAGGAGTCGGCTTTTCGCCAAAGGCTACGGCGTCGCAGAGGGCGAAGATGCGCGCCAGGGCTTGTTCGGTTTTGGTTAATGTGTCCATTCGTCGCGTGATTCGTCGTTGGTTAATTCCCGTAAAGTAAATCTAGGTCCGTCAAAAAGACAGAGGATTTTGTCACCTGCCGCGAATCCACGAGCAAGTTCTACCACGATATTCCTCCTGTCTCTGACAATTTCAGCCCTTTCTTCAGACTTGCCAAAGCCTCGCTTTTTCTCCGGCGTCGTCATGATATGCGCCACCTTGAGCCAGCATTCGCAATCCATCGCCAGGGATTTGGACTCTCTAACCTCGCCCTCTGAGTTCTCTTGAGCTACGGCAATAATGGCAACGTTATACTTTTTCGTAGCATCGCAAAGACTCAGCGAAACATGCGCAAGCTCCTGTTCGCGGCTTCCAAATTTCTGCCGAGTGCGCAGCTTGCCGACAAGATCCACGATGAAAAGCTTGAATCCATACTGAGCCTCAACGCGAATTTGAGCCACGATATCCTCAACGTAACGACCCGCGCTGGTGTCGATCTTGTATGTCTTGCCTGCGTCACCTCTGAGCTTCTTGACTGCCATCTGATAAGCCTCCTGCTCCTCTCGCGTCTTGAACCCATGGCGATCAATTCCACCGAGGGAAACGCTGGATTCTGATGAAATAAGCCTGCCTGTGTATTGCACGCGTCCTAGCTCATTCGTGAATACCACAGTCGGGAATCCTCGGCGCGCTGCGTGAATTGAGATATTGCCAGTCAAAACACTCTTGCCGCTCTTCGTTGGCCCAGTGACGAGCCAATATTCATTGAGCCCCATGCCGCCGCATTGACGGTCCAGTGTTGGAAAACCAGTCGGAATCAGCGGCGTTGATCCTGCGTCTATTCGCGTCTGAATTTCAACCATGGCGTCAATATGCTCGTTTAAGCATTGGTTTAGCGTTGCCGTCGTCTGAGCGTCGTCAGATCCAGATTCAAGAAACGTCTGCACCGTGGCAACAGCCGTGTTGATCGTCGTTTCAATGTCAATATCAGACTCGTCTTTGCCGTGCCGTTGCAGCTGCCGAAGTGCTAGCGCGTGCCCATGAATGGCGCGGCGTTGTTTGTGTAGGTCGGTGAGATTCTTGGCGTAAATCAGCGCATGAGCAGGTGACGGAATAAAGCTGAAAAGCTCAGTGATGAATGAAGGACCACCAACAAGTTCAAGTTTCTTCTGGTCGCGTAGTCGATTGGTTAGGAATACAGGATCAACGGGAACGTCGTTATCGTCCATCGTGAGGCACTCGGTATATATCGTTCGGTGAGATTCATGGTGGAAGCATTCAGGCGAAAGCTTGGCGCGAATGGCTGAGATTCTGGATGGGTCTTGAAAGATGCTCGAAAGGACTCCTTTTTCGGAATCCTCTGACCATGGCAGCGACTCGTTAAGTATTGCCAGGAGTTCTTCAGCTCCTAACTGCTCGTTGCGGCGTTTGCCGTATTTTGATGGCTCGTTCATTTTGGTTCTTGGTAAGTTTGAGAATAGGCAACAATTGCGCTCCAGTTTGAGCAGAAGGCAGAAAGGTTTCCGGTGGCAATGATCTTAAGGGCGAATCGACCTTCCTTTTTAGCCACGTCTTGGCACCACTCGATAGCCTCTCTCCATGTTACAGATGTCAAATCAGGGAGAGCGCGAAGTAATCCAATCAAAGATGATCTGTCTGAATCTCCAAGCGGGTATGCGCTATCGGTCATCGCGTGGTAGCATTCGCAGAAGATTGATAAAAATTCAGCGCAACGCGGATCATGCACGGATTCGGTTACGATTGGTTTATCAACCCGATTAAGCCAGTTTATAAATCTGCGTCGTGAAGGTTGTTTTTTATTTACTTCACACCAACGAATCATTTTCCCGTATTCGGATGAAATATTGATTCCAATGTATGAGGAATCAGAGGAAAGTGAATTGATCCAATCCGCATCTGACGTTGAGGAGGCGTCAGCCGACTGTTTCGCTTCCTTTCCCTTCCCTTCCTTGTTCCCTTCCTTTCCCTTCCTTTCCTCTTTACCCGCGTCGTCGTCGCGTGCTCCACGCGTGCCTGACGCGTCAATTGCTTGAAAATCAGTGCATTCTAAAGGATCGGGCAGTTCTGACAATCTTTCACGATTGTTAATAACTTGATGCCTATGAAATGACGGAATAAACCCAAATTTACCCGTCGTGAATGCGTAACTCACAATGAATCCACGCGTGAGCAACGCGTCAAGCACGCGTGAAAAATCAACAGAATCGTATGGAAGTATCTGGATTCCAAGGCGGCGAGGCTCCCATTTAAAGCGACCTTCGCGATCAGCCGCACACCAAAGGCCAGCAAACGCCACGCGTAGCGGCAGTTTGGTCTCCTTTTCAGCGTTGAATAGATCTTCATGCAAAAAGAACTCGGGTTTAATTGTGCGTATTCTCATTCTCCATCCTCCTCATTAAAAACAATATCAGATGCCGACTTATGAAGACAGCCTGTCACTCGGCTAATAACCTGTATGGCTGAAGACTGGAGATCGTTGTAATTAGACACGGACGGATCATCTTGAAATTTTACCTTTGAATCAATCCACTGGCTCATCATCCAATATTCAGTGATATTAGAATAAGACTGCAAATAATACATGATCTTCAGCAGCGTCTCATTGAACGCGCACTCCTCGGCTACAGATCGAATGGAATCCTCAACCTTTTGATGGCAGTCTTCACAAAAAGTAACCAACTCACTATTTTCGTATTCCCACGGAGCTTTTCCCTTTCGGTAAAAGCGATGGTGAACATTCAGCGTCTTTTCTTTTGATTGGCACGCTTGGCACCGGAAATCATCACGGTTCATAATTTCCAAGCGTTTCTTTTGCCAGCGTGGATCACGCAATTTTTCGGAGTATGTCATATAAACAGGGCCGCCCCCAGTCTCAGCGCGGTGGAATTACGCCGTAAACTGGCGGAAAACACGCAAAGGTGGGGGCGATTTAATATCTGTTTCATAGTTTACCACCGATTCCACTCGGCAAGCTTTAATTTACTCTCTACCCGTTACCTTGTCCATAACATTCTCAGATTTGAGAGTCATGATACAAACTCCAGTTTATAACTCGCCGCCCATCGCGTCATCTTTTCCACGGTGTAGCCAACACGCTTTTCAGCCTGAGCCTTCGTGTATCCAGATTGGCGGATGTTGTGCCAGCGTTTGATGAGTCGTTGAACCTGCTCTTTCGGCAGGGATTTGGTGATGTTGCGGGCGATCATAGCTTTGCCTTGTCGATTGTTTCCTGTGCTGCTGTCCATGCGTGCATAAGTTCAAGCCGCTCATCGTCGGCCGGATCATCTGCGGACATGCGCGCCGTAATTGCGCGGTGCATTCGCTTGATGAGCGCTAGATTGTCGGCAATCTCAGCCTTCGCGGCGTTGAGTTCGCGTTCTAGCTGGCGTGCTAGACCTTCGTATTTAAGCCACTCGCCTTGCACTACTTTATCCGTTCTCGGTGTGTCGCTCATGGATGCTCTCCTTTCGCTGCTTGGATTAGGCGGGTGCGGATAGGGATTAAACTTTGATTACGTTTGTTAAAAAGATACCACAGCTCATCCATTGACACCTCATCCATCCGCTTCACAGCGTCTTGAAGCTGCTGGTTTAAAGCCTGCTTTAGTTCTGCAAGTTTCCGCAAAATGTAATCGTCAGCAGGCTCTAATCCGATTGTGTCATCACTGTTAAAGCCTTCTTTACAGATTCGATGAAGCTGATTCACGACCGCCTCATACTCCCGCTTCTCAACGTATTCGACAAGCTGGTCACCGTCCATTTGTAGATAGGTTTTCATTTAATAGGTGCGTTTGATTTTGTTTAATTCGACGTGTCTTTCTGCGTGGTGTTTGGTGCATAGCCACATCACGTCTAGTGGCTTACTGTAATCTTCATGATGGGCCTGAACTCGCATCTCTCCGCAAACCTGGCAGGGTTGGCGGGTAAGTTTGCCTGACTTCAAAGCTCGGCAGACTTTGCCGTGAGTTGTTTTTTTTAATTTATTCCGCGCATACCAATTGGCCTGCGCTGTTCTGTATGCTTCCAAGTTTGGCTTTTTACCCAAAGCTCTAGCTCTGGCTGATTTTTCTCGATGCCTAGCAAGCTCTTTTTCCATCCATATTGGATCGGAACTTAGCCTAATTAGGCGCAATCTTTCATACTCCTTGACGCAAGAAATGCACTTTCCAAGATAGCCGTCAGCCATCATTCGATGCTTGTAGAACTCAGAGTAAGGCTTGCTGATTTGACATTTAAAACAGAGTTTTTGGATCATCCAATTTAATACCGCATCAGCAAGCTAAGGCAACCCGTTTTAATTAAAAAGGTATGCTATCCTGATCGTCTAAATTTTCCTGTGCCTGCGGCTGCGCTCTCGGAATGTTGCGCGTCGTGCGTGCCGGCTGCGTTTGCTGCCGTTTCTGGCCAATGTTCTTGCCGTTGCCGATATAGGGCATCTTCACGCCTGCATCACGGTCCTCTTTGGTGCAATCTTGCTTGACTGAAAAGTCGTTCCCGTATTCGTCGGGGCGGTCATTTTCATAGACCACGAGGTCTAGATAGGTTCCTTTTGCGCCAACGAATAGGCGGCTTTTGTCAATTTTGGTGACGTCAATTTTGAGTTTAATCATGATTCAGTTTCTGGGGTTATGGTGATTTCTAGTCGTGGGTTTCTTGCGTCCTTGCGGAAGATTGGCCGCTCAGGCCAAAGCGCTCTATCATCGCGGATGATGCCGCTATCAGCGATGCCATCAAGCGTTGACTTTAGCCGAGTCGTGAGGTTGTCGGGATCGGGAAAGGCCATCGTGGGAAAGTAGGCCTTCAGGTCGTAGCGCGCTTTAGTCCAGCCTGGCGGCGTGCGTCCCGCTAGCGCTTCCTTAGCGCAGAGATTAGCGACACTCCGCGCCTGCTTGACTAACTTCTGACGAGTTGACCAATGGATGCGCGCATTCAGTGAAAGCTTTGACGGCGGCATTGGAACGGTGATTGTGATGGAGGTCATTTAGAAAAGCGTAAGCTGAGCTTTAGCGTTAGCGAGATTTTGCCGCGCTTGGTGGAAATACGACTCTTTCAGCTCGCTGCCAACGAATCGGCGATCCAATGTCAAAGCGCCCACGCCTTCGCTGCCGATGCCTGTAAATGGCGAGTAAACCAAATCGCCAGGATTCGACCAAAGCTCAACAGCGCGCTCAATCACGTCCAGTTGTAACGGGCAGATATGGCGCTCGTCGTTGTTGTCTCTGGCTCCATCTTTATTCAAGACTCGCCCTTGATCGACGGTCATCCAGACCGGCGACGCGACTTCCTGCCACCAATCCACCGGATACTTGTTCGGATCTTTGGTGACTGGATTCTGATTATCCCCAGGCTTGCGGAACGCCAGTAGATAATCAGCGCAACCAACGCGAGACTTGCAAGAATCAGACTTGAGAGTCTTGTAAAGCAGCCCGTGCGCCTTCGTGCGTTGCATCTCGGTGACTGGACTCTTCCATATCGTAATCGGGCAGTGAAACAGGAAGCCGCGAGCGCGGAATGCGTTCTTAATCTCGCCAGAGAAGTCCTGAAATTCAATCTTGCCGTGCTTGCTCATCGTGGAAAGTAGATCAACGCAATGGACGGCGACGATGCGGCCCTCTTTCATGACTCGGAAAAGCTCGTCAATCAGGATTCCAAAGTGACCCATGAACTCTTCCATATCCGAGCAGTTGCCCATATCTTGCAGATCGTTGGAATAAGTGAACAAGTCCGCGAAAGGCGGCGAGAATACAGAGAAGTCAATAGACTCGCTTTCAATTTCCCGAATGACACGGACGCAGTCGCCGTGATGGAGTTGCCAGCCGCTGCCGACCGCCGTTGTAATGTCTGTTTTCATGGTGAGTTTCTTTTGTTGAGATTGAAATGCCGATGCCGCGAGCTTCATTTTCTCTTGCATGGCTTTGTGTTGATTGATCTTTTCAGTGACGTTTTTGATAATAGCGCCCTCAGTGGACGCGTTCACAATGTAAGCGTTTACTTCGTGCGTTTGGCCAAATCGGTAAGACCTGCGAAGCGCCTGGTAAAAGCTCTCAAACGAATAGGAAAGCCCGACAAATGCCACGTTCCGGCAGTGTTGCCAGTTCATGCCAAAACCAAAGATGCCACTCTTTGAAATCAGAACGCGGATCTTGCCATTCACAAAATCATCTGCGGCATTCTCCTTTTTCTTGGCGGTGTCAGCGCCTTTGATTTCCACAGCGTCCGGAATCAGTTTGGCCAGCTTCTCAGATTCATCGTTCGTATTGCACCACACAATCCACGACTCAGACGAATTGTTGACCAAATCAGCCACCTTCTCAGATCGTGATTGTGACGTCATCCGCATCTCTTCATGCATCGTCGTTGCGCTCAGCGTCGGAGCGCGGAAAAACTCGCCATCCTTTGCGCCCTCGGTCCAGTCAACATCTACCGTAATGCTGTGCATATTCAGCGGCGGCAGGATGTAGCCCTTATCCTCGAATCCAATATCGGAAGGCTTGGATACACACGCAGCCCACGACGCTAGCCATGCCCAAAATTCAGCCTCGGCATGTTTCTTCAAACGCCAGTCGCCAGTGTTGAAGGTGTCATTCAAAAAGAACGTTGCCAGCATTTGAGCAGGTGAACAAACACCTAGAAAGTCTGCATGCTGTCCGAACTCGGTATAATCATTCGGCGATGGAGTGGCTGTGCAGCAAAGACGATATGGAGTCTGGCTGAATTTCTCAGTCAGCATCTTACGCGTCTTGCCTGTGAAGTTTTTCAGGATGCTGGATTCATCGAGCACAACGCCAACAAATGCGGACGCGTCAAAGTGTTCAAGCTTCTCATAATTGGTGATCCAGATTCCTGCCGATGTGACATCCGCTTGAGACTCGGCAACGGTTGCAATGATGCCAAACTTTGCAGCCTCTTTGGCCGTTTGATGCGCCACCGCTAGCGGAGTTAGAATGATAACATTCCCGCCGCTATGTCGGCATACCTGCGATGCCCACTCAAGCTGCTGGAGAGTCTTACCGAGTCCGCAATCTTCGAATAATGCAGCGCGCCCTTTGCGAACTGCCCATTGAATAACATGCGCTTGCCAGTCGAAAGCTGGGGCGATTAATGGCAGCGGTTCAAATCCGTGGGATTCAAAGCGCTTAGTTTTCTGTGTGATAAACGCATCGTAGTCGATTTCCATAATGTGATGATGTGTGATGATGTGATTTCCCTTTTATTCCAACGATCTAATTTTAACAACCTCAAAGCTCGCTTTTCCGGTGTCCGTAATGCCCTGCAAAATCTCATCCGTGAGATATTCCAGCGACTTACCTTTCTTCTTAGTGGCGTCTTTGACCACCTCATTCAGCCCTTTAAGGCTGATGGAACACTTGCCTGTAAAAGCCTCGGCGGTGACGCCATGAGCAGCAGCGCGAGCAAATGCTACGCCGACGTCTGAAACCTTGCGGCGGCCAGACTTTTCTTTCAGCGCGTAGCCTGGAATCTCGCCACGTTCGACAGCCTGTTTAAAGACTGCCTTATGAGCCGCAATGAATACTCCCATTAGGCTCACAACGTATTCCTCAATGTGAATAAGCTGCTGAGGCGTCATCTCTGCCATACGAGCAAACACGGCTTTGTTGCGCGTGTCGGGATTCGCCGGCAGCGTTTCAGGCTGGACAGCATCAAGCGCATTAATGTTACGCTCTTTAAACTGAGGGCAGTTATTGAACCTCGCCTTGCAGAATTTACACCACTCACCTGCCTTACGATCATCCGGCGATGCGTTGCGCTCATCTGCTAAAACTTGCAGCAACAGCGATTCAGCCAGCGCCAGTCCATCCGCGCCAAAGTCTGCAACGGTAGGCTTGCCCTTCCACGGCTGGACGAGCGCCACGCGGACAGACTCTAGGCCGTGCTTTTTCGCCACCAATACCGCAAGGCTCATCAACTGCGGGTTCTCGATGGCGCTTGGGTGCTTGCCGTAAAGCGCCTTAAAGTCGATCAGCAAGCCGCGTTTGCCTTGGATGTAAAGCAAATCGAACTGACCCGTGAAAAGCACGTTGCCAAGCAGATCCTTGCGAGCCGTGACAACGTGGATCTTGTGGCCGATGTCAACGAGCGCATAACGCAGCTCTTTCAAGCCGTCCGGTATTGACCCTTCGACCTGCCACTCTGCCAGCAACTTGTCGGCGTCTCGTTGGCACATTTCAGCCGTCTGTGCTGCGTCGGCGCTTACGTCATCGGCGCTCAGATCGTCCGATAAAACTGCGTGGACGTCTTGGCCTGCGTCCGCGTCTTTTGTGTCCTCTGGCACGTCTCCGGCTGCTAGCTCAGCCTTGTGACTGGCAGGGCATTCCATGATTCGGAAGGCTTTTGAAGCGCTTGGCTTGTCTGGGAATGGGTTTTCGTAGCTCATTTAGTTTCTCCTTTCGCTTTGGCGATTGCTGCGCAACGAAGATCGGCGGCATAGTCAAGTTTCAACCTGACAGTCTCGTCATAAAATGGCTCATTTGGATCGTTATCAAGCATCCACTTTTCAGCGGACTCTTGAGCCTCCAACGCCTCCAGAAGCTCAGACCTTTCGAGCGTCATCCTGTCAACATCTTCGGAGTTAAGCCGAAGCAAAATGAATCTGCGTCCAACTTTCCCGAATAATGGTCCGCTGTATTCCATATTACCTCGCCTCCTTTCCGCCCAAAGCCTTCACGATGCTAGCCCACAGCGACAACGCGCCCTTGAGCGTATCCTCGTCCGCGGATTCCAACGCGTGAAACTCCTCGCCACCGATGCCGCTCTCCTGCAATTTGCCGAGAACGTCCGACCATTTAAGGCCGTGTTGAGTCAGTCGCGCTTGAACTTGATCGACAAGCGACACAGCCTCGACTTCGAAGAGAGTTGCACCCGCCCCTGTATCCTCATGCACACTAAGAGGCGGGGCGGATGTCTGCGGCGACGTTGCCGCGAGAGTCTTGAAAAGTTTGGATTCGGTGGCGCTTGGCGGCGTCACATCGCGCTCCACGACATCGGACACTTCTTCAGCCGTCATCATGCCTAGGGTGATGTCTGGCGCGTAGAGTCGTGCAAAGAATGCGGCGGCGCGGTATCTGAGCATAAGCTCAGGCATAGTCAGCCACTTTGAGCCGTTCTTCGTTGACCATCCCTCGGCTTTCGCCATTTCCAGAGTGATCTTCGGCCCTTCCAGCGTTGCGCCGTCGGCTTTTGATTTAGTCCACGCAATGCAGGAGCGGTCAGGCTTGCCCTTGGTGCCGTCCA